TGGCACTTAAACAGCCAATCATGTATTAAATATGCTGAAATATAAAAAGTAGGTGATAAGGTCTTAAATACTCTTAAAAAGTTTGGAATAGATCCGCCATTAAAACTCATTGAGTTCGGGGTTATAGCCCTACCAGCAGACGTTACATAACTAAAGTAAGGTAAATTCTTATTTTGAATAAATTCAAAATTATCTTGACCAGGTAACGAAACAGCATTGCAATATGTTGTATATGAGCCACATTCCACGTTGTTATAAAAATTATTTGCTAAAAACAAAGTTTTTATGCTGGCAATTTGGGGTTCTAGTGATGGTGGATATTGTTCAGCAATTTCTGCATCCATCAATGCGATTACATCTTTAGCTAGCTCTGGTTCAAACATTTCATTGGCTAAATCACAATAGTCCATTCTAGTTTTCATTATTATGCTCCTTAGTGATAAGACACTAATTATTAGCATTATTTAAAGTGCAATAACAATCTATTCTCAGCAATTTAATTAAAAAAAGCCCTCTTTTAAAGAGGGCTTTTTATATTTAGTTATTATGCAATAACTAGATCTACATCTTTATTTATTACATTGAAAGCCTCTTCAATTGCCTCTAATTTAGTCGAATGATTTAACGACAATAACCGATCTACCTGTTTTTGATCCCATTTAAGATCCTTTGCTAAATCAGCTTTTCGTAAACCTTTCTCCAACATTGCATTATATAAAGCCACTTTTAAACTTACTCGGAACGGTAATTTAATTAAGTGCTCACCTTTTAACTTTTTACTTGGTAATGGGATTGGTTTTCGTTCACTCATATAAATCATAAAAGCAGACTCTAAACCATTTAATGCCTCAACCATGGCTTCTTCTTCAGAGTAACCTACAGCGAAAGCTTCCGGTATATCGCGACTACGAACCAAGTAAGAATTATCCGTATCGCGTGAAAAACTCACTGGATAGAACATTTTTTAAATCTCCAATTTCAGTAATAATCCTGAAAAAGTATCAATGAATAGACTGTTGTCTAAATCTCCACAATAAATGAATTAATCTGTGTACTTAAAGTTCACAGTTAGGGCTTTTAAAGCCCTAACTGCTTGATGATGTCTTTACGAAGGCTTTCGCCAATTTCCTTGCCTTTATGATACGGCAATGTAGTTTGTTTTCCCTTGTAGCTAACTATTCGGTGAGAACCCTTTCCACTGCGTACAATCTCGACACCTTGTTGTCTGAGCCATCGTTCGAATTCACTGTACTTCATGTACACCTCCTACAAACAATATAAAAATATTACGACAAATTTGTCGTAATGTAAAGAAGAAATAAGACAAATTTGTCGTATAAAAAGCCCTCAAACAGAGGGCTTTTCTAATTATTAAGTTTCGTTCGCTGGCGACATGCCAAACCATAACCCAGTGTATTGACTTGCCAATGAATAATACTTCACATCACCAATAATCTGATTATGATCATTCTTTTCGCTATCCATACCTTTTAAAGCTTTAGTAATCAAGTCTGTAACCGCTTTTCCTATTTTTTCCTTGTCGCCATTGGAATTCACTGTATTCGAAGCTATGCCAATCAGAATCAATGCCTCCATCATAGTTTTTTCTGCATTTTTTTCAGGCAGCACAATAAAGGTAATTTCACGCAGCATGCCATCTTTGTTTACTGTCCCAGTCATATTCAATTCATCAGAAAATGCAACTTGGAAAACATCCCTAACATCACCTTTTTTAATACTAAATTCAGCAAGTGGCCGAATAGAATTTACATCTAAATCATTTAGGCGTTTATTGAATTTCTGTCTGAATTCTTCAGGCGTCATCCCTAAATTAGAGTCAGCTTTAATTTCCTTTAATGGCTCTTTTGATACCTCTGGAACGACTGTAGCTTCTATCACTGCACCTTTTTCAGGTACAGCAACTTCAGCTTTTTTCTCTTGAGATGGGCTAGTTACAGCTCCAATAATCCCAAATATTACTGTTGCACCAAAACATGCAATAATAATTTCCTTCCGGGTCATTAACTTTGAATTCTTATTTTTACCTTGTAACCACTTAGGGTTGATCAAACCAACAAATGTTGCAACCCAAACTGCAATCAAAAGCAGCCCTGCAATAATACTAATTACTTCCACCCTTAACCCCACGGTAAAATTCTAATAAAAATAGTGAGTTAAATTATAAACAAAAAATGACACTATGCATTAGCTCATTATGACCTAATCCATAGGATCATATTGAAACAATGGATTAGCTCAAATTGAACCAATCTTCTATATATAAATAGAATAATGAATAGAGATATAAAAGAATGTGTAATGCATTAGGTCTTGATAATATTTTTCTCTAATTCAATTTGTAATTGATAACCCAATCATTAGCGAAACATTAGCCCACTCTTAATCAAAACATTAACGAATCATTTGACATTAAAAAATAATTCAATAATATTGTGCTTATCGCAGTTAAATGCTGTGAGCAGGCGTGGAAACCTGTTTTATTATCTAGAAGCGCAAAATCAAAGTCGCTTATGCGGCCTTTTTTTTGTCTGACTGTTTAAGTCTATTCGTAATGGTAGGCTAGACAGGGCAGCTTCGTGCTGGCCGTTACTTTGGAGCGGTATTCCTACACCCTGTTTAGTCTGCCACCATTCTGTGGAAAGGATGTGGTAGGTGTTAAAACTTATCTAGAAGAGACTTAAACATGAACACTTTCTCAAAAAGTGCGCATTCTGTACGCACACGTCTACACCCTGAATTTATTGGTCCTCTGCACCCACGTGAAGTACTGCATCACGTTTTAACAAATCAAACTGCCCAACAAAAATATCCTGCCATTCGCACCTTCAAATTATTTGTACACCCTGCCGTTGTCGCGTTACTGCTGTTGTTTATCCTTGGATTTGCCTTCCTTGTTGGAGGTAATCACTAATGCTCTTTATTTTCACAGAACTAGGTCGGGAAAAGCTGTGTCCATTGTGTGGTGAATACTACCCAATGGATGAAGATTTCTTCTATAAAAATGGCTTTAGGAATGGTATTCAACAGTGGACTGGTCGTTGTAAGGCTTGCTGTGTTGAGACCTATCGAGGGGATAAATAATGTCAATTAAAATCCTCAAATGTGATGATGAATATCCTTTAATTACATCACCAACACTTATTAAGGAGCTTGGCTCAGCAGGAGCTATGCTCCTGCAAAAGCTCTACTATCTCTTAACAGAAAATGGAAAGAAAAAGCATAAGAAATCAAAACACTTTGAGATTCGTAATAATCGTCAGTGGTGGTGGCATACATTTGAAGACTGGAAAAGTACGCTTGGCTTCTTTAGTGTTTCGACCATCAAACGAGCGGTTTCAAAACTAAAGGAACTCGGCTTAATCGAAATTAATAAACTTTCTGATGACAAATCAAAACGGGTGAATTATTACTCAATCAATTATAGAAAACTGAAGCAACTGTTCGGTATTAGTCCATCACAACCAAGTAGTAAAACTCCTGCTACTCCGTCCGCTGCTGAACCTATCAAGGGTACTGATACGCCAATCAACCCAACTGCAACAAAAGAAGATTTATCCATTTTCCATAGCGACTATCGCGATTTATACATAAAGCTCAGAAGGTACAAACTAGACATAGCCCATGACGATCCACGGCTGCACCAGTGGCTTAATATCGCACGCAAAATAGTTAGCTATGCCGCTTCAGCACCAACAAGGCTAAACATCAACAGGTGGCAATGGCACACACCTGAACAGATACTTCCAAACGAATTGTTAAGAGGGACTTCGTATGGGTATTGAAAAGCACATTAAACGCCTACAAGAGCCAAGCACTAAAAAGCGCAAGTTCTTCATCAGCTCAAAAAGTTTGTATCGAATACTAAATACAGATGTTTCATATAAAACATTTGTTGAAACTAGTATTACCTGGTCTCGTTTGAGAAAAGACATTGACTACCATTTCAATGAGCAATTCGACACTTACAACCTCTCAATCTGCGCTGTTCAGGCGATTTTGATCATAGAAAATACAGACAGAAGCTGGGTCTTATTCAATAACCTGACAGACCATATAAACAATGGTTTTCCTAACAACAAATAAGGGGAAAATTCATGTATAAAATTGATGAAGATAATGTCTATACTATTGAACAAGTCATAAAGAAAGTGGCATTCATTCGGAAGTTATCAGAGCTTGGGGGCAACCAATCTACTGATCTAACATCTGAACAAATAGCCACTATATTTATTGAACTGGAAGACCAGCTGGAAAATGTACGTTCAAAAATAGAATTAATCTGATTGAATTAATAGCCGAATCATCTGAATAATTTTTTCTTTTTGATTTTTATCAGCACGGTTATACAGCCCGACCAGCTCAGCCTGATCGGGCTGTATTGTTTTTGGAATGCCAAAAATGACATACATCATGTCAAAGCCATAATCTTCTAGCAGCTGAACAACCCTCAAATCAAATGGTTCACCGCGTTTTTCAAATCGAATCCAGCTTTGTTCTTTTAGGCCTGCTATTTCAGCAGCTCCTGTCTGCGTAAGACCAGGAAACTTTTTTCTCTCCGATCTCAAACGATTACCGCGTTCAAGTGAAATAAAACTATCATCCATAACACATACCTATTGAAAACTACCATACATAGTAGTAAATTAACTTTGCACGAAATCAAACAATGCACGAAATCAGGCAATGCAAGATTCTAACCATTTTAAATTTTTGAGAGGCCATTGCAATGAGCACAACAACGAACTCAACAAATGAAAAACAAATTGTTTTCCGCGTTTCAGAACAAGTTCATCGACAAATCCGCATTAAAGCTGCAGAAGAAGGCACTCTGTCTCCAAACCAATATTCAAAAGAGAAATTACTTGAAGCCCTTGGTTTATCTGAAGATGAACTTAAGAAATCATCATAGTGCACGCGCGAATGGCTATTCACAGTCAAAGACTATTTCATTATCAAAAAGTTACAAAAAAATTAGATTCACGATTAAGTAATGGCGTCGGGAGCAACAATTACTTGGTTGACCAACGAGGTATTCACTCATGAGTAAATCCATCGGCTTTTACTGCCCGCATTGCGGCGTCCGAATGCATGTATCAAGCAGAAAAAAGCCTTCCCCGCTGCTGCACGAATTAATTGTGTCTTGCCGTAATGATCAGTGTCTTGCAAGTTTTGCAGCATCCTTAGAAATGGTTCGCCCAATTCAAAACAGTATTAATCCTGATCCTGCAATTGTGACTGGACTGCCTCAGCACAAGCGGCAATGGGAAGTAGAGCTGGAACATCATCTGGCCAGCATTGAAACCCAGCTCGAAATTGATGAAGCACAGAAAGTCTATATAGAAGGATTCATCTCTGCGCTGTTCCATTCTTCGACGATTGACTTAACCCGGGCGACTCTTTACCGCCAGCGTCTAAAACAAATCAAACTGCTTTAAGGCATTAAACATGAGCATGCAACACCGAATAGTCGACTATTTGAATAAGTCATTCAAATTTAAACAGCGAGGAAATTGGCTGCGCGAAGGCGTATGCCCTATGTGCTCTGAAAAAGAGTTATATGTGCATGCGGAAAATCCGCGTGTTGTAAAGTGTGGCCGAATTAATAAATGCGGCTATGAGGAACATGTAAAAGAGATCTGTTCAGAGTTATTTAAAGATTGGTCAAAAGACTATCCAAAATCTTCAGAGAATCCCCATGCAGCCGCAGATGCATATATAAAAGAAGCCCGAGGTTTTGATACTAAACGCTTGTCGGGAAAATATACTCAGGAAGCCTTTTACAATGAATATAAATATCCTGGTCAAGGCAGCGCGACTGTACGTTTTAAAATTGCTGATGGCGTTTTCTGGGAACGCTTAATTGACAGGCCTGAGCGTTTTAGCCGTCAAAAAGCAAATATATCAGGGAAAATCACAGGACTGTATTGGACATATCATGACAAATTTGATGACCTTTGTATTTCAAAGGAAGTTTGGATTACTGAGGGAATCTTCAATAGTATTGCTCTAAGCTTCAGCAACTTAACTTCTGCGGCAACATTATCCTCAAATAATTATCCGACCCAATTACTTTCTAAAATAAAAAAACGCTGCGAAGAATTAGGCTTAAAAAAACTTCCTACGCTGGTTTGGGCTTTTGATAATGATATCGCTGGCAAAGACGCAGCAATTGAGTTCCATAATCGCGCTTTAAAAGAGGGCTGGGAATCTACAGCAGCCCTGCCAATTTCTTTAAATAATGAATACGACTTGGATTGGAATGACCTCTATGAGCGGGATTTGTTAAAAGACCAGGAACAAATCAAACGCTACAAACATTTTGGGCAGGTGCATGTTGCAAAAACACCGCGTGAAGCCGCACTGCTCATTCACATGTTTAATGATAAAAACAGCTTTTACTTTATACATCACTACAAAACTTTCTGGTTCACACTGAACAGTGACAAGTTTCAAACTGAATATGACACTCAGCTGCAGCTTACTTCATCCAGTGAAGAAGCAAAAATAGAAGCGACAAAGAAAGTCAGCAATGTTGAAATGATCTGCGATGCAACGCTAAAAGGCTTATATTTCCAGCGTAATATTGCAACAAATGAAGCTTGGTATTACTTCAAAATACAACGCGGCCACCGCGATATTATTAAAGAAACTTTCACATCTGCGGAGCTGACATCTAAAGCAAACTTCACCAACCGCCTGCTCGATATATCCCCTGGTGTCTGGTGGACTGGATCTGATAAACAACTTCAGACCATACTAAAAAATGAGATTAATCCCGAACGCCTAAAGGAAGTTAAAACAACAGATTTCATTGGGTACAGTAAAGAATACAGCACATACTTATTTAAAAATCATGCTGTGTATAAAGGGAAACTTATCCACATCAATAATAACGATTATTTTAATGCTGGAAAAAATGAGCTGAAAACTTTAGCAACTACGCCAATCATCACATTAAGTAAAGAGCCATTTCAACCGCATTGGTGGCAAGACAATTTTAAAATCAACGGTGAAAAAGGTCTCATTATTCTTGCATGGTGGGCAGGCTCATATTTTGCTGAGCAAATTCGAGAAGTTCACAGTTCATATCCATTCCTTGAATACGTTGGTCAAGCTGGATCTGGTAAGTCCTCATATATTGATTTCCTATGGAGACTATCAGGAAGGAACGATCGCAAAGAAGGTATTAACCCTAACAGTTCCTCTATCGTTGCCGTGCACCGCAGTATGGCTCAGGTCTCAAACCTTCCTATTGTTTTTCTTGAAGGTGACAGAAAAAGTGGAGACAAGCAGCAAAAACAGAAATTTGACTGGGATGAACTGAAAGATGCTTTTAACGGCCAAAACATTCGTAGCCGTGGTTTAAAAACATCAGGGAACGAAACTTATGAGCCGCCATTCCGCGGTGCGATCATGATCAGTCAGAACGACCCAATGCAAGCTTCTGAAGCGATTCTCAGCCGTACGCTGCAAATCATCGTAGATATGAAAGGCCATACTTACGAAAAGAAAATGATCGCAAATAAATTGTATGGCATTGAATTCGATGATGCGAACCGCTTCATGACCCACTGTCTAATTAATGAAGAAAAAATCCTAAACACTTTCTTTGAAAAGTGCAGCGAAATTGAAAAACATTATCACCAGTGCGGTATTACACACACGCGTATTGCGCTTTGTCATGCCCAAATTGCCGCCATGATTGAGGCGCTGGCCAAGCATGTTTTAAATGAAGCCATTGATCTTGAGGAAATTGTCGACAGTCATGAAATGCTTGAACAGATGGCTTTAAAACGTATGGAAGACATCTCTGACGACCATATTTTTGTTAAACAGTTTTGGGAGGCTTTTGAATATGTCAATTCATCCCGCACTGGTGCATTCAATCTCAATTACTACCATGACAAAGATCCCAATTATGTCGCTATCAATTTGAATGAAGTCTATCAAGCTGCAGCCCGCAAGTTTCAATCTCTGCCAGACATCAATGATATGCGCACCCTTTTGCGTTCAAGTCGCAAATACAAGTTCATTGAATTGAACAGACAAGTCAAAACCAAAAACCATCCTGCCAAGGACGAAAACAGTGTCTTAGAAATCACTGAACGCAACGTCAAGTGCTGGATATTCACCAACCCTTACCAACAACACTAGTCCCATTTAAAAAAGGAAAAAACACCATGTACAAATTAAATGTTGAAACACACATAGGTTTGAAAAACTCGCTTTTATTATCGGCAGAATTTGCTCAATTCCTTTTATCCAAAGGTTTTGCAACTTCCATGACTCCTAGAAAAAAAGTCCTTGAAGCTTTCATTGGTATGGAGATTACTCCTGAATTATCAAAAGTTTTTGTTTTTTTAGAAGACATTTTAAAAGATTCAAATTCTGAATTTTTTACTATCCAAATTGAAGCAATTCCAGCTAAACCAAAATGGAATCCAATTTTCAACAGTATTAAAACACTGCCAGAAGAAGACCGTTCATTAATCCTGGTATTCACTAACTGAAATTTACAAACACACATACAGAAGCGGCCACTCCTGTATGTGTCACACAATCACCGGAGAGCAATTATGCAAAACGATTCTAACGTAGAAACCACACAAGCGGAAATTCCAGCTTATCTGCAGTGTGAACCGCGCACTTATAAAGTGAAATTAAATGATTGGCATGAACATACATGTGAACTGGAATTTACAGTCATCATCAAATGTATTGATGATGAGCTACATGAGCACAATAAATTTTGGTCTGGCCATAAAGCCCGCCTTGAAGATAACAACAACGATATCGTCGCAGTTATTTTAAAAATGATTGGAATCCAAGTATTTTGGTGGTGCTATGAAAATAACTCTAGATCATTGCACAAAAAATATGGTGTGAATTCTATTTTTCATCAAGAAGGGTGGCTATCGGATTGCTTCGAAATATCAAAACTCTATTTTGAAAATTTAGTGGACGATGATGAATTCGAATTTGAGCCTGTAAAAATGGAGGGTCAATAATGCTAAATGGACCTTACCTATCAAATGCTGTACTTACACCGGATCTGATCCATCCGAACTTTTTCAAAGCAAATAAAAAGCTACCGCACGTTTGTTCTAAGCAAACTGCTCAGTTCAATCATTTAGTACCGCTGTCTAAAAATGAAATTGAACATCGAAAACGCTGGGCCAATCGTCAATTTTCTATGTTGGCCAACATTCCAAGTACTGCAGTTTTAGGAGCTTAATCATGAATA